CCCCCTATCAATCAACAGGAGCCAGAGCGGCAAATGTTTTAAGTAGTAAATTACTTATTGCACTCTTTCCAATCAATATTCCCTTCTTTAAGCTTCAGATAAACGACGGCGAATTAGCAAAGATTCCAGAAATGGATGATGCTGTCCGTTCTGAAATTGATCTCTCTCTTAATAAAATGGAGAGGATCATCATGCAGCAAGTTAACGAATCAAACGATCGTGTTGCTCTGCATAATGCTATGAAGCATTTGGTAGTCACAGGCAATTGCCTTGTCTATCAAGGAAAGAAAGCTCTGAAGGTTTATCCTCTTGACCGCTATGTCATTAGCCGTGATGGTGATGGCAACGTAACTGAAATTATTACTAAGGAGATTGTTGACAGAGAAATGCTACCAAAGCAATTTCAGTCAGTCGCTCCTGAACAAAATGTAAATGCGCCTGGTGAGGACGGCCCAAAGATGGGTGTCCCCAGCAGATCTAATAAAGGTAAAGCAGAAGATGCTGTGATTCTTACCCACGTCGAACTTAAAGATGGTCAGCATCGCTGGTATCAAGAGTGCGACGGTAAGGAGATACCTGGCTCTCGTAGTACAAGTCCTACAAACACAAGCCCTTGGATTCCATTAACCTTTTCACGGGTGGATGGTGAAAGCTATGGTCGTGGCAGGGTAGAAGAGTTCTACGGAGATCTTGTAAGTCTTGAAGGACTAATGAAATCTTTAGTAGAAGGTTCGGCGGCTGCCAGTAAGGTCATTTTTTTAGTATCACCTAGCTCTACAACTAAACCACAATCATTAGCAAATAGTTCAAGCGGAGCTATTATTCAAGGACGGGCAGAAGACGTGTCTGTTGTCAACGTTGGCAAAACAGCAGATTTCAAAACTGTTCAAGACATGATTGCTAACTTAACGCAGCGCTTGTCTCAAGCGTTTCTCATTCTTGAGGTGCGTGACAGTGAGCGCACCACTGCCAGCGAAGTCATGGCCGTCCAACAGCAACTGTCTGAACAGTTAGCTGGAATCTACGGCAATCTAACTACAACTCTTTTGCTACCTTATCTGGCTCGCAAGATGCACCTGATGCGTCGGCAAAAGCTGTTACCTGCTTTGCCAAAAGGTCTTGTATCTCCAACAATCGTAGCCGGTTTAAACGGTGTAGGCCGTGGTCAAGATCGTCAAGCATTAATGGAATTTGTTGGTACTTTGGCCCAAACAATGGGGCCTGAATCACTAGCTCGTTACATTAATCCAACAGAATTTATACGCAGACTAGCTGCTGCATCAGGCATAGAAAGCTTAGGTCTTCTCAAGACTGAAGAACAGTTAGCAGAAGAACAGCAGCAAGCACAACAGCAAGCTGCACAATCACAAGTCATAGGACAAATTGGACAACTAGCCAAGAGTCCTATTGGCGAACAAATGACTCAACAACTTGTAGATGGACAACCAGGAACCGACGAAACCAGCCCGCCGCCGGGCACGGACGCCTAAGGGCAAATTTAAAGGAAATGAAGGTACTCCCGAAACCCAACAGGCATGGGAGCCTACTGAGATTGAAGCTGGTCTGGACAAAGATATTAAGTATCAGGTCCAACCAAAAGTAACTGGCACCAGTGATGGTGACGCTGGTAAGTATTCAATCAAGCCAAAGATCCGTAGCGCTGGCTTTGGCGAAATCTCTGTAACTGAGTTTTAAATGACCACAACCACATTTGATACCACCTCTGACGGCCTTACTCCTGAGCAGCAAGCCGCTGAAGCTCAAGCACTTGCTCAAGGTGAGCGCATTGCTCAAGCTGAAGCTGAAGACAAATCACGACAGTACGAACAGATCGATGCAGAAAACAATGGCGTCAATCTCATCGATGGTAAGTTTAAATCTCAGGAAGATCTTCTCAAAGCTTACAAAGAGCTACAAAAGAAACTAGGCCAAGAGAACACCGAAGATTCTGATGATCTCACTGAAAACCAAGAGCCGACTGATGAGCAGGCTGAGCCTGAAGAGACAAATGAAGCTGTTAACTACATGCAACAGCTTGGTAAAGAGTTTGATGAGACAGGCACCATTTCTGAGGAGGCTGTTGATCGCCTTTCACAGATGGATCAAAAAGAACTCATTAAAAATTATCTCCAATATTATCAGCAGTCCCAAGCCACAGCTCAAGAAGCACAGCTTCAAGACACAGCCATCTCCGATATTAAGCAATCGATTGGTGGCGAAGAGGCTTACACAGAAATGATTTCTTGGGCTGGTCAAAATCTTGATCAATCCGAGATTGATAACTTTAATTCAGTCACCGCAACTAATAACCCTGCTGCAATTCGCTTTGCAGTCGAAGCTTTGAACAATCGCTTCCGCGGTGATGTTGGGTTTGAAGCCCCTTTAATTAGTGGGCAAAAAGCTAGTGCCTCTGTTCAACCATATAGAAGTAATGCCGAGCTTGCTCGTGATATTTCTAATCCTATGTACCACACAGATCCTGCTTTCCGTTCCGATGTTGAAGCGCGACTAGCGCTTAGTAACGATCTTCTTTAATTAACTATGAAATCAATCCTTATTGCTGGCCTCCTGTTTGGAGCTGCCTCAGCAGCACATGCTGCACCCTATTTAAACGTGGAAGCAAATCAATCCTATTCAGGTAGCACCCTTGGTGGAACTGTGTTGGACATCCACTATGGCGTAGAGAGTAATGAAGGTGACTTCTCTTGGTATGCCCAAGGGGGGCCAAGTGTTGTCTCTATTCCCAGTGAAGATACTTCCGAACTACAGTTCAGTGGAAAAGTGGGGGGTGCTGTAGCCGTTGGTGCTGCCTCTATTTATGGAGAACTATCAGGTGTGACTACTGCAAATGATCCTGCAGTAGGAGTCAAAGCGGGAGTTAAGTGGGGCTTCTAAAAACTCCATACGTTCATCCTTAATTGGACGGGTTTTCCTAAGGCATGGAACGCGGCCTAGGTCTTATGGAGTTACTCATGACAGAAGTACAAACCCGCTACGCAATGCGTCTTCAAAAGGCTGCACAAAAACAAGTCAAGCTCACCTATCGCGGTGTGTCTTACTTAAAGCAGCGCTAAGACACAGGCCCCCTCAGAGGCCTTGTATCTGACCCCCATACATGTACACCCCCAGGGGTTGGTTTATGGATCTGGAAACGGGGGTACCAGAGCTAAAGGAAGGGGACACCTCAGAGTCGGATCCCCTTCTGATTGCCCTTTGAGCCCACTGCGGTGGATAACTCTCTGGGTACCGGTGCCCTGTCTGTGGCCTGAACAGACAAAACAAAGAATCGATTCGCAAACTTATAAACCTTTTACTAATTTAAAACCATGACTAACATGGCTAACATCTCACGGCCCAATGCCGTGAATGGAAACCAGGGCAATACTTACGCAACTAAGTATGCTACTGCGTTAAAATTGTTCAGTGGAGAAGTATTTTCTGCCTTCAATAGCAGCACTATTTTCCAAGGACTGGTCCGTAATTACACCCTTCGAGGAGGCAAGTCAAAACAATTCTTGCTGAGCGGAAAGCTTAGTGCGGGCTATATGACCCCTGGTCAGCCTATCTTGGGTGACACGGCAATGAATGCAAACGAGAAGACAATCCTCATGGATGATCTGCTCGTGTCTAGCCAATTTACTTACGATCTAGATTCTATTCTGTCGCAATACGATCAGCGCAGCGAGCTGTCTAAGCAGATCGGTGAAGCTCTTGCATTGCACATGGACGACCGTATTTGTCGTGTCCTTTGTAAGGCTGCAACTGAGGCCTCTGTGGTGACTGGTGAGCCAGGTGGCTTCCAAGTAAACATTGGCTCAGGTAACACCAACAACGCACAAGCTATCGTTGATGGTCTATTTACTGCGGCTGCAACTCTTGACGGTCGCAATGCGCCTCAAGATGGACGTGTCTGCGTACTTTCGCCAACACAATATTATAAATTGATTTCGTCTGTAGACACCAATATCCTGTCTAGGGATCTTGGCGCTACCGGTGGTTCACTTGCAACTGGCGACGGCATCTACCAGATTGCTGGTATCCGTATTCTGAAGTCCAATGTACTGGCAAATCAGTATGGTAAGACAGCAACTAATAACGCTGCTGTTACTGGTGAAAACAACGACTATGCAGTCAACAACACCAACCTTGCTGGTCTAGTGTTTCATCGTGAAGCTGCGGGTGTTCTTACTTCTGTGGCTCCTACGATTCAAACTACCAGTGGAGACTTTGAGGTCCAATATCAAGGTTCCCTGCTTGTCGGGAAATTGGCGATGGGGGCGGATACTCTCCGT